ACTGAGCCACCTTTTTGCATAGACATATCTATTGGAGCAGTCCAAGATAAATCAGAATCACCTCCAAATCCATATTGAGGGTCATTTTCTTTTAACCAATTATCCCAATATTGAGACATGCCTTCAGCTTTTTTTTGTTGGTCTATTAATCCTAAAATATTTTTATTTGATTCTTGCATACCTGAATAATCAGGAAATTCTAATCCCTCCATATCTAAATTTGGAGTCATGTCAACTGCATATTCTTTATCAAAAACATCTAATTCAGTAGCGTCAAGTCCCTCACTAGGTACTGAAATATTTGGTCTTAATGAATCAGCACTTACTGCTGGGTTTAAATGTTCTTTTGCCTTTCCCAATGCTTCACTTCCTAATCCAGAAACAAATGTACCTAATCCAGCTCCAACACCTTGAGATTTAGCCATACCTGATATACTATCTTGCAACTTACCTAATCTTTCATATCCAGAACCTAGTAAACCAGTTCCAGCTCCATATCCAGCACCTACATCTTTTTTTCTACCAACTCCTAATTTAGTTCCACCCCAAGCTCCAAGTCCAGCTCCAAGAGCCTTACCCATCAAAACACCCATTGGGCCAAACTGAGCTTTTAAATAAGTGCCTAATAATTTATCTACAGCAAATTTTCCAAGTTGACTACCAAGAAGACTACCGAGTAAACCACCTTTTTTTTGTTTAGCTAATGCACCAGCTTGACCAAGTTGAGATTTTTGTTCAGCAAATATATCTCTATTAAGTCCGGCTTGAAAACCTAATCCTTGTAATGGGTCTGCCATTATTATAATCCTTTTGTTTTTGCAAAAATACTATATTGCGAGTTTAATATAAAGCTAGTTAAAATAAAATACCAGCTAATTTTTTTATTGTTTATCATACTATGCTCCAGCTATCGATATTGATAATATTAAATACCAATATGAGCCATGATACATTAAAACTGCTGTATCATGTGCGTCATCCATTGAAAAACTGGTATTGCCTGATGTATATATATTTCTTTCATCACTTCTAATTACTACAGTTCTACCATCATTAGCTGGTTTTAAAATTAAAATTTGACCATTTCTTCCGCCAAGTATTTGGTCTAGATTATCACTTGACGCATCTGATTCAGTATCAACAGTATGAAAAGAATGTGTAATTGTTATCGTTCCAGTATCTATAGTTAATTCAGGCCCTTCTTCAAATATTAAATCTTTAGCAGTTATCAAAGACTTTGTTCTGCCATTTACATTAAGATTTTTATCTACATATTGATTGCCATCAGAAGACATATAAGACTTCCAAAGCTTGCCAAACTTTTTTCTATAAATAGCTAACTGACTATTAGATTTTTTTTGTATAGCTGTTTGACCATCAACCATTCCACTAGTAGATGGTATTCCTTGAAATTCCATTGACTCTTGCTTGGTATTAATTAACTTTCTTAAGTCTCTATCAGTTAAAGCCATTACGATACCACTTTATTTCTTAAGATTCTATATTGAATAGACATATCATTTATCTCAAATTTTCCAGCACTTGGAGAAGAAAATTTTATTTGTATACTCTGGCATGATATAGGAGAAGATGGAGTTAATGTGGCTACATCCCATCTACTTGCACTTGCAAAGTTACCAGTAAATGTTCCACCTCCGCTACCTGAAAAATCTTGTTTACCATCAATAGCATATGAGAATGGAGTTGTTTCAGCTCCATCTGATTTATATGTAACAGTTATTTTGTATATTTTTTTTGTTAATTCTGGAACTCCAAAATCTATATCTTTTGTATAGAACTCTTGATTGTCTTGGGATGATTGTATTGGTAAGAACTTTTTAAACTCTACATCTGTACTACCATCAAATACACCAAGACTTAAATTATTATTCATATCTGTTACAAAATTAGTATAGTAAGAACTATCGGTAAATAAATTTGTATTATATGTCCATCCGTTACTATCAAAATCATATATAAAACATTGGTTTGAATTAGTTGAGCCATCATTAGGGCTTCTCATCATAATCAATGAATTAGTTATTGGGTCATATCCTAACATTACATCTTTTTGAGTAGCTGAACCACGATACCAACTATTCCAATCAGCACTTCCAAAAGAAGCATCGCTAACAGCAATCTTTTTATCTATAAGATTTCTTATTCCTTTGCCATCATAAAAATAACAACCATCATCAGAAGCCCAAGCTACTCCTTTATTTGTTTTTGCAACGCTATATGGATACTTAACACCATAGTATTTAAATGTATCCTCAAGATACCAGTTAGCCACGCTAGGACTAGATATATTAATTATATGAACTAGATTTTGTTTAAATGCCAATAACCTGTCAGCAAATGATTCTAAAGCTGTATATTCTCCATAGTCTCCTTTAGATACATCTATAAAATTATGTTCTAAGAATGTATCAAATTTTCCTATTTCGCTATACATTATTCTATCACCAAACTTTTTTAATTCCCCAGAACTTGATTTTGTTTTTACATTTGCAATAAATGCTCTTCTACCAGCTACAACTGAAGCTTTGTATCCTTCATTCATTCCACCAACACCTAAAAATTTTATATCTGGGCTAAATCCATTTATAGTAGTGTATGTATCTAAATTTGGACTAATAGAATTACCAGTTGCATTTCCCGCTACATAATATCCATAACCACTTTGATAAGTCCAAGCTTTATGGTCTCCATCAAGAGACATTCTAACACCTTTTACTATATCTATATCAGCTAACATAATCAAATCATCATCTGTATTTTGTAATCTAGTATATATTCTACCTCCAGTTATTCTTCCATTATATGCTAAATCAGCATATATAGAAACTTGTAATGCTTTAGCTCCAGATGTAGTATGTGTAAAAGCCGCTATGCTAGAAGCTCCATCACCTATTTGAACAGGTAAAGATTCTTGATTTCCATCATATATAAATGTCTCATAAAATTCATAAGTTCCAACTTCCCAAGTTCCTTCAGCGCTGCCATCATCAACTCCAATATTCCATCCAGTACCTCTTTCTAAAATTGGAGTTTCATTATCAGCGAAATCGAAAGGAGCTGTACCACCAAGATTGCCACCATATGCTCTTTGATATACAGCTTTACCAGTTCCTTCATTATATGCTTGTTTACAAAACATAAATTCTTTTGGATATTCACCTAAATCTCCAACTCCTCCACTAGCTTCTTTTATAGATATTACTTCACCTACAATAGCTCTACCAGTTTTATCATTTCCACTAGCATCTTCAAATGAAAATCCTGTCATACTTGTACTTAAATTTAATCCCATTTGAAGAGGTAAATTAGCTGCGTATTTATGTATAACAACTCCTCTATAATCATTAGAAGATGGATTTAAATAATAATTACCAGCAGATGTACCATCATGACTAGATGTGCCAAATGCATATGAAAATGATGTTGCTACTTTTGGAGAAGCTAATGAATTAGGATGCTCTTGCCATTCAGCAAATACAAGTCCAGTTGTGGCATTAAATTGATTTCTTTGTATATATCCATACCATTTTACAATATTAGTATTTCCTCTATTTGTATCACATACACGAATAGCATCATCTGCCATATGATATATATACCTAGCATCATTACCTTTAATAGTTGGGCTAATAGCTGAAATAGTCCATCCCTCATCTTTACTACTATAAGAAGATGTTGCATTACTAGACCATACATCAACATTACCTTCACTATCAACATCTCCAAGAGCTATCATTTTATCGCCCGGACTACGAATAACTTGTATTTCAGGGTCTCCACCAGAACTATCATCTGTAATAGCCTTACCTTTTAAAACAAAATAAACATCCATATCCCCAAAAGTAAGAGTTTGATTGCTATTAGTTGCTGTTGCAGCTTTACTTAATACAAAAGTAGTTGAATTTGTTATAGAAGAAATATATGTGCCAGATGGTATTCCAGTTCCAGATACAGATAATCCAGCTATTATTTGAGCATTAGCGTCATGAGTTACAGAAGTATTTGTATTGGTTGTATCACAAGTATTATCAGTAAATGTAGTACCAGCAGCATCATATGAATTTAATGTATTAACAACGTCAGTTACAGTAAATACACCATCATTACTACCAGTACCACTTATCTTTAAAGTATCTCCTGTCTTAATTAAAGATGATGTATATAAAGTACTATTAGCTGAATTTGCTCCACCAACTAATTGTAAATGTTGTTTTGTTGGTTGTGGCATTATTCTGGGTCGTACTCAGGTGCGGTTGTTGTAGTGTCGCCACCAACTTGTTTTGCTACAAATTTTATATTTCCAACAGCAGAGCCTAATGTTAAATCGTTACTTGTACCATCATGCTTTGTATCTGTAATAGTATAAGTGCTATCTTTACTATGGTCTGATTCAAAATAAAATAATCCATATCCACCAGAACCAGCTAAAGTCGCTGTTCTTTCTACAAAATATTCACTTAAATCAGTAGACCCATCAGTATCTTTGCTATGAGCATATAAAGCACCGCTTGTCTTTATTTTACCTAAAGCATCAATAGACATATTCTGAATTAAAGAACATTCATTATCCTGAATATCTCTGGGGTCTTTTCTATTGTTAGTACCACCAGACCAATCTCTTATTGTTAGATATTGTTTAGGCATTAATCAAGTATCTCTATATGAACTAGGTCATCAAACCCATTATCTTTTACATCGCCATCAGAATCCCAGTCGCCACCCCAACGTACTTTAACTCCAAGTTGTTGAGCGATACCACGAATCATTCCACCCATATAGTGAAACCCATCTCTATTATTCCAGTCAATAGGATATGGAGCTAGGTCAACAGCTTTACCTTCCATATGCTTACTATACTTTACTTTTGTGGCCCCTTTAGCAAGGAGTTCTTTTTGACGTTCTGCGCTTCTTAATCCTTCAATAATAGTAACGTCCATTATTTTAATTAATTCATTAAGAACATTAACAAGCTTAGAATCAACGCCCTTAAGACGTTCTTTACTTCTTTTACCGAACTTAGGCATTACTTCGCTCCAAACACTTTAGACCAAAAGCCTTTCTTTTTCTTTTTTCCCTTTTCACCAAGCTTCTTGCCTTTCTTTTTCTTTTTCTTTTTAATATCATCCATAGCTACAACACTATATGTTGGATGAGTATTAAGAACATGCTCTGGAGTTGGAAACTTAGAACTATCGGGCTCTTCGGCCATTGTTATTGCTATTAACGTTGTATATATTTCTTTCATGTTATCTTCCTTTAAATACACCTTCTAAGATGTCTGTTACAACATCAACTACTTTTTCAAAGAATATTTGTTCTTTATCTTCTGACACAAATGGTATGTCAATTCTTTTATTTATTGCTGAAGCAATCTTTTCTGTCATCTCTTCTGAGCCTAAATGCTTAACAGCTTCTTCTTGCATTTTTTCAGCTTGTTCTTCAGCTAGTTTTACTAACATTGATTTAATATCCATCATACTTCCTTATATTATTATTGTGAATAAAAATGTAATTATTGCCATGCCACCAAGAATATAGTTTCTCCAATTCTCAAGTGACCTTGTTCTACCATTAGATATTTTTAATTGTTCCTTAATATCTGGTAATTCTCTATGTAATATAGCTTCTATTCTAGCAAGCCTTTCTTTTATATCATATCTATATTTATCTATAGGTTCATAATCCATTAATGTCTTCCATTTATTCTACTCATAGAACCTTTTAATTCTGATACTTGATTATCGAGGTCATTTATTTCTTTGGTAATAGCATCAAACTTTCTATCTAGTTTATCATCAGATGTATTCCATCTTCCAATTAACTTGATAATCATTCCTTCCATATTCTCCAAAGTTTCTGATTGGCCCCTATTCTCAACTTTTAATTTTTCTAAAGCGTCTTGCTGAGCTTCTGATTTCTTAGATAAAGACATTACTAAATAAACAAACATAATGCCTACAACACCAATCATCCCAGCTTCGCCATATACCGCCATAAAATCCATTATTTCTTCTTCTTTTTACCTAATGCTTTTTCATACCACTTTAATTCTTCTTCCATTTCAGCAAATCTTTCTTGCTCTTCAACAATATGTTTTTCAACTAATTCTGTAATAGTTTTATTAGCGTCCAACATTCCTTTTTCTAATTCTGTAATTCTTTGAATAACTGAATAGTATGAGTAAACAAGACCAGCAATAACCACGGCTGATTGTAATAACCATTTAATATTAATGCTAATGATGGCATTGTCATCAACAACTGCACCCCTATATGACCTTGCTGTTTCTGGCTTACCACTCACTTAACTTCCCAGCCACATACTGACCAACCAGAATCACACCCTGTCAATAAAAATATAATTAACAGTAATATTATAAGATGTTGATATTTCATAATTTACTTTATTTATTATCATGTTAAGTTTGTAG